TCATGGTCGAAGAGGCCAAGAAGCTAAAGAATGTCGCGATGGTCTTAGACCGCATCGTGTTGGTGAATCAAACCAGTACGAGGCTTGGGGCATATCTGATAAACCATGGGGTCATGCAGGCAGATCATTGGCGGTATCGGCCATATGAAAAGATCCAAGTCTGCAGCGCACAAACTTTAGAGAGTCGGGATAACTTCCCCAATGTCTCTATGCTCATCATTGATGAGTGTCATGTCCAGCGCAAACAAATCATCCAGTTCATCAAAGACCGGCCGGACATGAAGGTGATTGGCCTGACCGCCACTCCCTTTACGAATGGCCTTGGTGATGTATATACCAATGTAGTTGGCGCCAAACCTACTGGTGATCTGATTGAAGAGAAGTGGCTTACCCCGCTCAAGATCTTTATCGCAAAAGAGATTGACATGACAGGGGCGGACAAGGTTGCTGGCGAGTGGTCGCAGGATGAAACTACCAAGCGCGGTATGCAGATCACTGGGGACATTGTCCAAGAGTGGATCAACAAGACGAATGAAGTGTTTGGTGGACCGAGAAAGACTGTAGTCTTTTGTTCGGGTGTCGAGCATGGCAGGGATCTGGTCAGGCAGTTCAATGCGGCGGGTTATAACTTTGTTTCGATCTCATACAAAGAAGAAGACGAATACAAGGCCGCAATGATTGAGGATTTCTCGCGGCCAGACACGCTTATAAATGGGCTGGTGGCTACCGACATACTAACCAGAGGATTTGACGTCTCAGATGTGATGATAGGCGTATCTGCGCGGCCGTTTTCCAAGTCGTTTAGCAGTCATGTTCAGCAAATGGGCAGGGTCATGCGTCCATATGAGGGTAAGGCATTTGGATTGTGGTTGGATCATTCGGGAAATTATTTGCGCTTCAGGAAAGAATGGGACAAACTATTTGATGAGGGCGTGACGGAGCTCGAGAACGGATCCGAGGTTGCAAAGAAGGAGCCGACAGATCAGGAAAAGAAGGAGGCCAAGTGCCCTGCTTGCGGTGCATTGTGGGTTTGGCCTGATAGAACTTGCGGTGAGTGTGGGTATGAAAAGCCCATCAAACAAATTCTCAATGTCCCAGGTGAGCTAACAGAGTTAGAGACAACCAAGCGCGAAGCCCTGAGTGAGAATCAAAACTTCTATTCTGAATTACTTTATTACGCAAAGATGCGCGGATACAAGGACGGATGGGCAGCACACAAATACAAAGAAAAGTACGGCGTATATCCAAATGGTTTACATACAAAACCGCAGGCAACATCGAGTAAGACTGCCAACTGGATTAAATCTAAAAACATTGCATGGGCTAAAGCAAAGGCAAAACAATGAGCTTTGAAGACTTCGCAAGATCGCATGGGTTACTGGTTGACAATGTGATTATGGACAGATGGGTAAGGGTTGGAACAGAAGATCACCCAAGAAAACAAAATGGCGCTTATATTTTTGACGGCCACAAAGGTGCGTTAATAAATTTTGCAGTTCACGACAAACATATTGTTTATAAGTCTGAAGAACCATTTGTTCCAGACCCCAAAGCAAATGAAAGAAAGTTGGCTGCCAAACAAATGCAAGAACAGAAACAGAAAAATGCGGCAGACAAAGCGGCATTCATCATGAATAACGCGGTTAAAGAGCAGCATCCCTACCTACTTCGCAAGGGTTTCGTGGACAAAGGTTGTGTATGGAATGGAATACTTGTATTACCAATGAGAATTAACCAAAATTTAGTTGGCTGCCAACTTATAACTCCAGATGGCACCAAAAGATTTTTATCAGGACAAAAGACAAAAGGCGCCTCCCTGGTCATCGACAACAAGGGTCAGAACATTTTGTGTGAGGGTTTTGCGACTGGAATGTCTGTGCGTAGGGCAATGAAACATCTGCGCGAGCGATATACGATTCATGTTTGTTTCTCTGCAGGCAATATGCTTGAGATTGCCAGTGGTATGACTGACCCATTGGTGATTGCTGATAATGACCCAGTAGGTATAGCGACTGCCAAAAAAATAGCCTCGCGATACTGGGTAGGCGAGGCAGGAGAAGACTTCAACGATGCTGAGCAGAGAATCGGGACTGCAGCAGTCTCCGAATCCCTGCGTGAGTTTGTCTAAACTGGATAAAACTTGCCCTCCTTGGTGAATGTCCATTCGTTAATCTGAATATGCTCATCAATGTAGTCATTTGCCAATTGGGCTTCCATCTCATTACGCCATGCGATAAAGCCTGTCCATAATGCCTTGTCGAATGCCGTCTTAGCACTTCCTGTGCGTTTGAATTCGTCATAGAAGGTCATCCATAGGTCGCAGTCAAGGTAGTAGCCTGTGGGCATATGGTCGCGGTTAAAGTCCGATAGCTTCATTCCTCTGAAGTGGGAATTGAAGTAGTCGGCATGGTAGTCAGGTGTGCAGTAGGGGGCAACACTCCATGTCAGCAGTTTGATTCCAAAGTGGTTACAGAATGCTTGGATGGATTCAAGTGATTCATCACTCCAATGAACATCCATGTCAGTCCTGTACCAGTCACGCGCCTTCTCTTTGGCATCGTCATCGAGTTCGTGGAATTGAAAGATTTGTAGTTCAACGACTTGCATTTGTGATCTCCGCAAAGTTAGGGATAAGTTGTTCGAATTGCTCCAGCACTTTGGCACGATTGCCAGTCAGTCCAAAGTCTCGTTTGATGATTGAGTAGCAACTGCGTCCCGAAAGGCGCATACCTTTGATCTCAAGTTGTAGTCCTTTACGCAAGGTCAGCATTCTTGCTACTTCGATCTGGGTTGGGTTGTCTAAAACTATCATGGTGTTATCTCTTCAAGGTCTAAAAGTTCTGCATTTGTTTCTTCGGGGTGATCTCTGCAATTATTCAGATCGTAGTATTCAAACATCTCTTGTTCAATTACATCCCTGTCAGCATCGTCAGCAACTTGTACTGTTACTTGGTGATAAAGCCTTAAAACAACTGTTCCTGTGTATGTTTTCATTTCATTCCTCGTTAATGGGTTCGTCAACATCTGACTGGGTGTAGTGGCCGAGCACTACTGGGTTGTATTTGGATAAGACTTCATCTACGCACTTGTCGCAGACTTTGGCGAGGGGAATCCCCTGACCATCGTATTCCCACCATGAATATTCGTTTGTGTGTTGGCAGTTCATAAGTTTCCTTTCACATCAACATTGTTAGTGTCAGCCGCCAAAATTGGTGGGCATATGGTCAAAACCATTCTTCTGAAAATACTCGTCAACTTTGAGGTTAATGATTGGAAAATCATCTTCGTCCTGCTCCACATCTGCCGTGTAAAACTGTTCCATCTTTTCGCAAGTATCGACTCCATCTGCATAGTGACCGATATAGCCTATGCCCTGCTCGATGTAGGTAGCCTCGACCTTGAATCCCATGTCCTCAAGGGTGTAATAGATGTTCATGGGTGGTGACCATGCGGTATCAAAGAATATCGTTACTTGATTGCCGTTTAGAAAGTAGGGCTCATCTTCGTCACTTGTTTTGGCGTCCCACTTCGTGCCCCACTCGGCGGTGCAGAATGAATACCAGTCTTTGTATCCATAGGTTTTGAGGTTCGCTGCCTGTGCAATTTCGAGAGCAGCTTGTTCGGGTGTATCTTTGCCTAACCACCCTGAAGTAATCATGAGAGCTTTGGGAATGGGCTTGATGAGGGCAAATAAATTGGCACTCTCTTTGGCAAGTTTTGCTCGTTCAAGTTCGTACACAATTTCAGCGAGTTTCTTCTCAGACTCAGCAGTAGTAGCAACAAGTTTCAATGAATTGGCACACCAATTTGGCATTTTGTTTCTCCAGTTAAGTAAAGGATGAATTGCGGAAAATCCCGCCCAAAGCCCCGACCCGCGAGGCTTCAGGAGTTACTTTGCAAAGTAGGCAGGGTCTTTGGCAAACTTCAATGCGCTTACCCATACGCCATGTGCGTCAGCCAGTCCTGTGTAGTATTCGTCGCCATACTCTTCACAAAATTGTCTATCGTCTTCTGCGCGTAAGTAGGCTTCAACATAATTTGAATCTGCGTCCCCAACACTTAGCGTGTATGCTTCCATGAAGGCAATTTCTTCGGCAGTCAAATTGCGTTTAATGGGGTAAATGTCATGCTTGACTGGGCGGTCAAACTGGTCAAATACTTTGACTGTGAATGCGTTATTGGCGACTGTGACTTCGACATATCCGTATTCCTGTCCTTTGCCAATATCAACCACATGGCTTCCGAATACTTCGCGTTGTTTTGATTCAATCATTTGCTTTCTCCTCTGTTACTTCAATCCTGATTAGTCTTGTGCCATCGAATATCTCGACAATCTCGTATTCGATTCCTGCGTTGTCCAGCACTTCGTAAAGTTCTTGTGGTGTCATGTGACATCCTTTTCAATCATGTCAATGTTGTCAATTTCCATATCGCCATACTCGTCAATGTCTTCTGCGTATTCGGATTCGGGGTCGCTAGAGAATCCATTGATAACGCAGTTAAGGGCTTCTTCTTCGTTTGTGGCGAGGACTTTGGTGCGGTACAAGACTTCGCGTCTCCAGTAAACGATGTATTCGTTGGTCATTTCACTTTGCTCCATTTAGTGCGGATTTTTGCGTACTGGCGTTTGTTGAAGTCCTTGCAGGACTCATAGGCATTGAGGTAGTCCGTGACGCCATGCCAGACTGTTTCCCCAAACGGGCTTTCGTCTAGCAGGGACGCGCACGACTCGTCATCAAATTCGTAGCCAAGGGCTTTGGCGCATTCTTTAATTTGGTCGTATCGCATCAGTTTCTCCTTGCTTCTTCTCTGCCTTGATTGAACAAGTGGATGTACCACTGGCGGGTTTCGGTGGTGGTCAGCTCTTTTAGGAAGGTGTTGAATTGTTGGCGCAGGGCTTTCGCCCTGTCACCCTTTGCCAGTTCGTAGCACCATCCGAGGGTAACGACTTGGGACTCACTCATGACAGCACCATCACGCTGATAAACAAGATAGAGAGGCAGACAAACATTGCGAGCAAGAAATCGTATCCTGCTTGTGCTCGTTCTTGTCTACGTCTGTGCAGGAGCTCTTCGCGCATGGTCATTGTGTGGCGGTAGTATTTCATTCGTCCTCCAGTAAGGCTAGTTCGATTTTTCTGAGTTGGTAAGGGGTAATGTTCAGCCAGTTTGATTGGCCGAGCTCGGAATACAGTTTGATCTTGACCTGACCACACTTCTCGGGTGGCAGGGGTAAGGCCTTGATCAACTGTGCCTCGATGTATTTCTGTTCAACTTCTGTCATAGGTCGTCCTGTGTGATGTGGCAGACTGTGTTGCCATTGGAATCTCGGGCGGAATCGGGCAGGACTTCGCAGTCTCTGTAGTAGTTCGCGAGGCGTTCTAACAGTTCAGCCATCTCGCGCGGGTTCTCTTCGAATGCAGAGTTATCAGTGTTAATGGTTATGGTGATCACAGTGCTATTTCCTTTGTCGTTTGGTTAATCGTGTAGCCCATCATCTTGATGATGCGGAGGGCTTCTTGGGTGAGGGTTTTTGTGCCAGCAATTTGCGCGAATCTCTTACTGGTTTCGCAGACAGGATAGAAGGCACAACTGCCATAGTTCCATTTGAGTTCAATAGTGATTGACATGGTGATCCTTATTTGTTGCGGTTAAGGTGTGCCAAGGCTTGCGCCTTGGTTTCGAATCTGCCACTGATTGGCGTGTGATGCGCTCCACGGACGATGTACCATCCGTTGAGCAATCGGTTATAGACAATTTTCATAGGGGCTCTCCTTGGTGGGTTACAGGGACTAACACATGAATGGATATTGTCGTAACACATGACATGGATTGTCAATACTTTTTTTCATGTTTTTTTAAATTATTTTGAGGTCGAATAGGCAGCTCTTTTTCGCGCGGTTTTGTAATGACAAGTTCTGCTGCAGTGGTCATCCATGGGGTGAAGGTCTGACGGGACTGGATGCCCAGTCGTTTGCAATGATTCGCGCGGTCTGCTATGTTCGGCACATTCTTATTTCATACCCATGAAAACACCATGCCACAAAAGTTAACTCGCGCGCAGATTAAGGAAGGTCTGGATCAAATACCGATAGAGACTCTACTAAGTAGTGGAGAGGGTAAGACACCAAGACTGACCAGTAAGCAAAAGGCATTTGCTCATGCAATAGCATTAGGTGAGACAAAGGCAGAAGCATATAGGAAGGCATACAAAAGGGATGCTAAACCCAGTAGCCTGTCCAAAGACCCGTACACACTGGCCAAACATCCTCGCATAGTCCAAGAGGTCGAGGCTTACAGACTGGCTTTAGAGGCAGAGAAACATCGAACCCCTGTTCAATTGAAGGCTTTGCTCGTGCAACAGCTCGTCCAGCACTCCCTTGATGAGGATTTTCCACCTGCTCAGCGTATGAAGGCACTACAACTGATAGGAAACCTATTCGAAGTGGGCGCATTCCTCGAACGCAAAGAATCCGTGGTCGTTCATAAAAGTTCTGACATACGAACCAGACTCCTTGAACGACTGGGTAAGGTCACGGATGTCACATCCAAGGACGATGGATACACATTGATGGAGGAAATCAAGGGGTCGGGCACTTCAGATGCGTCCTCTGGCGCACCCACCGCACCCGTGGCCGCCCTTGCAGACGCGGTGCACACGCGCGACCTAACGCATACTGTTTCACTCATTCAATCATCATCAAAAAAAGGTGGGGTACCCCCTAGCGAAATTGTTGATGTAGTTAGCGACTTTGATAAGGAATGACCCCACCCTTATGTTTTCTGTACAAAAGTTGTGGGGGGTATCCCACACTAACAGTGTTAGAGTGAACCTGAACGTAAACTTACAATCTCACATTAACAGTGTTAGTGTGAAGCTTAAAGAAAACTTACAATGAACAAAGAACCGATTAAGCAGACTTATGAAAAGTGTATGGAGGCTTGTATGACGGAGAAGCAAAGGACTGTGTTCTTAGTGATAGATGAGTATTGGAGGAACTTTGGTTATGGTCCTTCTATAGATGACATCATGTTTCATACTGGGGATAAAGGGCGGGGTAATGTTCATAGGGTTGTTAAGAAGCTATGTGAACTTGGGATTTGCCGGCGCAGTGCTCATTCGGCGCGAAGTGTTCGGCCCAGTTATTTAAGACTAAGGAATCTACCTTGAATAAGAAACAAGAGTTAGAGAGAAAAGAAGAGTTTGATCTCTTTGTGAGAAGGATTGTTGGTGCTTTGAATTTAAGCAAGAAAGATGCCGAAGATAAAGCTAAGGCGTTTTTTAAGTTTCCTGCAAATGAGCAGGCGGCGTTTTTGGATGATCTGGATGCTCTTGAGAGTAGCCAACAGAGAGAGGAAGCTTTTGATGATTTTATTAAGTTTGCCCATGCGATGTGGCCTGGCTTTATTGATGGAAGACATCACAAGGTTATGGCAAAGAAGTTTGAAGAGATTGCCACTGGGAAGATTAAGAGGCTGATCATCAATATGCCTCCTCGGCATACGAAGTCAGAGTTTGCATCCTATATGTTGCCGGCGTGGTTTTTGGGAAGAGATCCAAGTAAGAAGATCATCCAGTGCTCGAACACGGACGAGCTGGCTGTGGGCTTTGGACGTAAGGTTAGGAACTTGGTTGCGAGCGAGCCGTTCTCTAAGATATTCCCGAATGTGAATTTGAGGTCAGACAGTAAAGCTGCTGGACGTTGGTCTACGAATAAAAACGGAGAATATTTTGCGATTGGTGTTGGAGGTACAGTAACAGGTAAAGGTGCGGACCTTTTGATTATTGATGATCCCCACTCCGAACAAGAAGCCGCCCTTGCCGCAGGAGATCCTTCAGTCTTTGATAAAGTCTACGAGTGGTACACATCTGGCCCGCGCCAGCGTCTCCAACCTGGAGGAGCGATTATTGTCGTGATGACACGCTGGGCCAAGAGAGATCTAACGGGAAGGATCCTGCAGTCCTCGATAGAGAAAGACGGAAACGATGATTGGGAGGTGATTGACTTCCCCGCGATCCTACCGAGCGGCAAACCTTTGTGGCCAGAGTTCTGGAGCTTAGAAGAATTGATGGCGCTTCAGTCTGAACTGCCTGCATCTAAGTGGAACGCCCAGTATCAGCAAAGCCCAACGAGCGAGCAAGGCGCGATTGTTAAAAGGGAGTGGTGGAAAGAGTGGAAAGAAGATGCCCCACCGAGATGCGAGTTCCTGATCCAGTCATGGGATACGGCGTTTACGAAGAATGAGAGATCTGACTATTCAGCGTGTACGACTTGGGGTGTGTTTTATTTAAACGAGAATCAGAATGATGCGAATATTATTTTGCTTGATGCGTTTAAGAGAAGGATGGAGTTTCCTGAGCTAAAGGAAAAAGCGTTTAACCACTATAAGGAGTGGGAGCCAGATGCGTTTATCGTTGAGGCCAAGGCTTCAGGAGCGCCGTTGATCTTTGAATTACGGGCGATGGGGATACCGGTTCAAGAGTTTACTCCGTCTAGGGGTAATGATAAGATGGTGAGGATTAACTCTGTATCAGATTTGTTTGCCAGCGGTAAGGTATGGGCGCCAGCAACGCGCTGGGCAGACGAGTTAATGGAAGAGATGGCTGCTTTTCCAAATTCAGATCACGATGACTTGGTTGACTCAGCAACACAAGCTCTGATAAGGTTTAGAAAAGGCGGGTTTATACGATTGCAAACTGATGAAGAGGAAGAGCCTCGATCATTCAGGCGCAAAGTTTCTTATTATTAAGGATAAATATGTCTATTGAAAAATCACTTTATGCCGCACCAGAGGGTTTGGAGTCTTTAATTTCTGAAGAGGGCGATCAAGTAGATGATCAAGGAATTGAGATTGAGATTGTTGACCCAGAAGAGGTGACGATTGACACTGGTGATGTAGAAATCAAGATTGGCGGCGAAGAAGAAGATGATTTTGATGAAAATTTAGTCGAAGTTTTAGATGAATCTATCGTTGCTGGGATTGTTACTGACTTAGTTAGTGACTATGACGATGATATTAATTCAAGAAAAGACTGGATGCAGACGTATGTAGATGGTTTAGAGCTCTTGGGGATGAAGATTGAAGAGAGAGCTGACCCTTGGATTGGTGCTTGCGGTGTTTACCACCCACTTTTGTCAGAAGCACTGGTGAAATTCCAAGCTGAAATTATGATGAGCACCTTCCCAGCCGCCGGTCCCGTGAAAACGCAGATCATTGGGAAAGAAACCCCCGAAAAGAAAGACGCCGCAGTCCGTGTTCAGGATGATATGAACTATCAACTGACCGATGTGATGACTGAGTTCCGTCCTGAGCACGAAAGAATGGTCTGGGGACTGGGATTGTCGGGTAATGCTTTCAAGAAAGTGTACTTTGACCCAAGTTTTGACCGCCAGACGTCTATTTTTGTGCCAGCCGAAGATTTAGTAGTTCCTTATGGCGCATCAGATATCCAGACGTCACCCCGCGTTACGCACGTTATGCGTAAAACAGAGAATGAACTGAGAAAACTTCAGGTAGCTGGGTTTTATGCTGACATTGACTTGGGTGAACCCAACAATAGTCTTGATGAAGTAGAGAAAAAGATTGCCGAGAAGATGGGATTCCGCGCTTTGTCGGATGATCGCTATAAGATTCTCGAGATGAACGTGGAGTTGGACCTTGAAGGCTTCGAACACACAGACAAAAACGGAGAACCTACAGGAATTGCCCTTCCTTATATCGTAACAATTGAATATGGAAGCATGAAGTGTTTGGCTATCCGTAGAAACTGGAAGCAAGGCGATAAACTACACACAAAGCGCCAGCATTACGTTCACTACGGCTATGTTCCTGGCTTTGGATTCTATTGTTTTGGTTTGATCCACTTAGTTGGTGCATTTGCCAAGTCTGGTACGTCAATCCTGCGTCAATTAGTAGACGCTGGTACGCTGGCCAACTTGCCTGGTGGCTTTAAGACTCGAGGCCTGCGGGTTAAGGGTGACGATACACCAATCGGTCCAGCTGAATGGCGCGATGTAGATGTACCCAGCGGAACTATTGCCGATAACATCATGGCTCTTCCCTATAAAGAGCCTTCACAAGTCCTTGCTTCTTTACTCGATAAGATCGTAGAAGAGGGACGTAAGTTTGCTTCTGCAGCCGACATTCAAGTGGCTGATATGTCTGCCAACTCTCCCGTTGGAACGACACTGGCGATTCTTGAGCGGTCTTTAAAGGTGATGACGGCCGTACAGGCAAGGATTCATTATTCGTTCAAGCAGGAGCTGGCGCTTTTGCGCGACATCATCAGAGAGTACACACCTCCAGA